TGCAAGATACCTTTTAGAAGATACTGCATCTCCAACATCAACATGTTCTCTAAATTCATCTGTTCTTTGAAAGTACTTCTTTATTCGAAACTGTTCCCAACCATGTACATCAGGAACAAAGGATGTACCATCAAATGCTTTTGACACTACTGTCTCAAAGTATTCTTTTTTTAGTCTTCGGAATGCTCCCAACAAACGAGTATGAATCTCGCCAGCAATCTGTTCTGTTTTATCCAGATTACCAGTAAGATTCATTTCAGTAAACTTAGGTCTCTTAGAGGAATCAATTCTATTGTGATACCTCTTGTAAGTTTCAAATAAGTTTACTAGTATTTTACATTCTTCGGGTGTTGCGATGTTATCATATACTTTAATGAAATCTCGCAGTTTATCCATACCTAAATTCTTGCGATGCTGCCTCGTCTAGTGCTTGCATTACTTCTTCGGTGAAATACTTCTCAGGATCAGCGAGAATAGATTTAGGATAAACAGAAGATTCACCAACCTTATAGCGATTGCCAACCCTGGTGAATACTCCGTACTTCTCACCCAACTCCAATAGTCCATAGTACTTGTCCAATCCGCGCTCATCATAGAAAAGCCTCACCTCTACATCTTGGTTCTCTTTACTCAGACGCGACTTAGCAGTCTTTGCCTTGATAATGTTTCCAACGATTTCTGTTCCATCCTTTTCCTTCTTCTTGCTAAGATGAATGATAGTAGAAGCGGCGTACTTAAGACCGCTGCCTCCACCCATCTCCTTAGTAGGAACGTAAGCACCGATGACATCGTAGGTATGGTTGGTAACAATCATTGGAATATTTGCTTGCCCCAACTTCAAAGTCAACATTCTGAAAGCACCCTTGACCAGTTGAGATTTGGTCATGTCACGAACTTGCTTGTCGTTCAGTGCGTCAGTAATCTCCTTCTCGGTGGAAAGCATACCAAGGGAGTCTAACACAAACATACAGGGTTTGCGTTCTTCTACAGATTTTTTTAAGTATATATCTACTGCCTTGAGTGCCTTTCCACGGAACTCTTCAATCGTCACAACATTGACAACTACTAGGCGATCGGTATCAACACCACGAGATTCTAGGAGAGACTTGGTAATAGCAGCCTCAGTGTCAAAATAGAGGCAGTAACCATCAGGATTGGTATCAAGGAAATTCTTAACCACAGCGAGAGCGAAGAAAGTCTTTCCAGTAGAAGACTCTCCAGCAATAGCAGTAATCTTATTCCCAGATACACCACCAAATATGCTACCTGAAACCAGTGCATTAAAAATAAACGAACCTGTGTCAACATAAGTTTCCGTTTCGTCAATATCAGAAGCAAGTTTGGTGTACTCACCACCAACTTCTTTTACAATCTCTTTCAAAAAATCCATCATTGCCACCTCAGTGTTTTCAAATATTCTAGCACATTTTCACGAACATCCATCAGTTCGTGATAGCACTTTTGATTATGAGCACATTGTCTCAATTTATTATCTGGTTTTAGTACAGACTCTACAAACAAATCCACACCGCGATTCCATTTATCTTTTTTTGTTTCCCCATCAGGAAGATAGTATTCGTTAGTCATGAGAAGAACATCTCCAAGTTTACTGTTTTTTCGACTGACCATCCGATAGAATCTAGGATGGATTTGAGTGGTTCAAGAAAAGACTTCTCAAACTGTAGGTCGTAGTCAATATATTTATTGAGATCCAACTCCTTTGGAAATTCAGAGATGAATGAAATTACATTCTCTCTGATAGGATTTGGAACTTTCAAATACATGAACTTGACTTTTTCCCCGTTTTCGATCTTGGGATACTTAGTAGTGAGTTTCTTTTCCTTGATTGAATGATTATACAACAAAGCTCCACGAATGTGAATAGGAGTTCCTTTTTTGTAAAGTGTTGTACGATCCAAATACTTATCCACGTTAGATGCTGTTCTTGGGAATGCAACATCTTCGGGAGTCAAGGACTTGAACTTCTGTCTAGACTTTTCAATGTAATCAATAACATCATTCTCTGTTGATGTCATGATTAGTTTTAGAGCATCTTTGATCATCTGACGGCATGGTGCAGGAGTGGAAGATTTGACGGCTTCAATACCCATAATCTTCAGTTTGGGTTCTGCATACCGCACACCTTCACTGTCCCACACGTTGAGAATATAACGCTTCTTCGCAGTCCAGATACCACGGTCAGCGATGTTCTCACGCTTCATGCTCATTTTTTGATCATATGCATTAACGAACGACGCCAGATCCTGATATGCCGATTCAATAAATGGTTCCAACTTGTCCTTACAGATCTTGTCAAGTACGCCCACAATCTCTGCTTTGTCGCTAGACTTAGAACCAAAAAATTTATCAACAAGAGGTCCGAGATTAAGATAGATTGAATCAGTGTCGGATGCAATGACATAATCCTTACCTTCAGTTTCCAAAATCTTATTTAGATAAGAATTCATTTGGTCTTCCACCCAGCGGATAGAAACCTGACCAGACAAGGTAATTGCCTCAGCGTTCGCCAGTTTATAATACCTGAAGTATTGATTACCAATGGCACCATAAGCAGAGTTGAGTTGGATCTTCTTTGCCATCTGAATGTTATTACAGCGGGCAATCTCCTTTACTAACTCTGGACTAGGACGCTTCTCATTCTCCTTCTTTGCTTCAATCATCCTCTTCTTGAAGGTGACACGATCGCTATACATTTTATCCATGAGTTCTGGCAAGAACCCACGCTTATCTTTACGATACATTGCACCGTTAGCACAGACTGCATAATCCTTATACATCTCAAAGGTCAGAGATCGATTCAGGATTTTGTCAACAGTGACTGTAGGATGCCTCTCTTCTACCAGTGTTTCTGGTGAGATATTATACTGCATAATAAGATGAGGATACAGAGAGTTGAGGTCAAAAGAGACAACCCAATCATACTTGCCAGGAATCGGTTCCTTAACATATGCTCCAGCATACTTCTCATCTTTATGAGTTTGCTCCTTAGGTGGAATAACAATATTCCTTTTCTTTAGATAATTATATATGATCGTGTCCCACATACGAACTTGATAGAACACGTCACTATAATTTACCTTGGCATCGTATGCCATTGTTAGAGCAAGTTCGATAAGTTTCATCTTATCCTCAAGACGGTCAACCAGTTCCACGTCTCGAATATTATATTCAATAAACTTCTGCCAGTCGTTGGCATAAAATTCCTTGAAGGTATCATATGGATTGGCAATCTTACGAGCAGAAAGTTCCACGTTAGCAATATGATCTAGGCGATAAGACTCTTGATTGGTATAAGTAAACTTCTTGTACAAGTCAAGGTAGTCAAGAACCGTCACCCCACGAATATCATAGACAAAGTGGGATCGACCATTAATAAATACATTACTTTCCGTGGTGAAAGACCAGGGAGAAAGTTTCCTCATCTCCTTCTCACCAAAAAGCCTACTGATCCTACGTGCAAGGTATGGGATGTCATACAGTTGACAGTTCCACCCAGTCACAACATCAGGAGTGTTCTCAGACCACCATGCCATGAACTGAGAGAGCATTTCTTCCTCAGACCAGCAGCGATTATAGGTTACGTTGTCTTGGTGCATACGATAATCACCAACACCCCAAACAGTAATCTCCTTTGTATTATAATCCTGAATAGAGATGGCAATCATCTCTTCAGAACATTCCTCTACAGTAGGAAATCCATATTCAGAAGCAACCTCAATGTCAATTGTGACAAGGTTGATCTTGCTAATATCAAACTCAATATGATCCTGAGGGTACTTATCTGAGATGTACTGATAGATGTATCTTTCATTGCCGTAGATATCAAATCCTTCTACGCCGTTATACTTTTGTAAGAACTCTTTGCAGTCAGATACCAGTCCAGGTTTAATCTTCTGGACATACTTACCATCAAGAGTTCTGTAATCTGTTTTTTGTTTGGCAGGGACAAAGAAAGTGGGATTGTATTTTTCCCTGTACTTTACCGACTTGCCATTTTCATAACCACGGATCAGGAAATCATTCCCGACCATTTGCACGTTAGTGTAAAACTTCATTCAAGGTTGGAATACTTTTTCAAAATTTCGGGGGAAGGTTCTCCGATTGTAACCATAAGTTCCGTACTTAGCAAGCATGAATTGTCATCCATATACTTCGGAAACTTTTCAAACTCACCATCAATAATCTGATAACACTTGCTCAAATATATTTTTGGTTCAACATCTAACTCTTGAAATGTGCCGATTAGATATATTCCAGTCTTTAGTGCAAAGACTGCTACTGTATTCTCTTCCATATCAAATACCAACCCTTTCAGTATAACTCTTCACAACATCTTCATATGGTTCAACAAAGGTCACAACCCAACTGGGTTGAACATACATCTCAGTATCTTTAGAGAGTGTAATCCATGGGCTGAAATAAATGTTTTGCTGCTGGGTTTTAGATTCACCCTCCTCATTAAGGACAACCTTTTCTTCCTTTACAATTTCTACCCTGTAAGGATTCTTGAAGACGTAGCATACTACTTCGTCTGTCTCCTCTTTCCTTGCCTCTCTCACGTCAGTGATGATCTCTTCACCCGACTTCAACAATGCTAGTTTGACTGCCATGATCCTATAGTTTCCTCTAGACATTATAAGGGGGAGCTTGGTCTTTGTCAAGCTCCCCCTCTACCGACGATATTTGGGTTGCCCCAATTCTATTTATTCAATATCATACACCTTGAGTGCCTGATGGTCTGGTACAACCTTTTGCAGATAAATGGTCAACATGCCATTATCAAACTTGACACCATCAACAATTACATCATCAGAAAGATTGAATCCTCTAGCGAAAGTTCTATTCGCCACTCCTCTGTGCATGTACTCTTCTTCTTTGTTTTCTCTCGGTGCTTTGGATGAAACAAGAAGTATATTACTTTCAGTACTTACTTCAAATTCATCTTTAGCCCATCCTGCAAGAGCCATCTCAATACGCCATCTTACGTTTGATTCCTTTACAATATTGTATGGTGGGTATTGACCACCAGGATTATTGTATCCGTAAGAATTTAATCGATAAAACAAATCATCTAGACCAACACTGTATCTGTTGGCAGCATCAAAAATTTTTTCAACATCTTTCGATGTAAATTTTAGTCCAGTCATTTGTTATTCTCCTTGAATAAGCGAGATGTGTTTTGATGTCCCCGAAGGCGACACTACTACTTATAATAGTTTAATCAAAAAACGGGGTGATGAACCCCGTATTTTTTTATTCGGTTTTTTGTACAACCTTTTTCTTACCAATATTATACTTGGTTTCTAGTGCCCAGTCATTCTTTTCTTTGAAAGCAATGACTTTGATTTGATTCAGAGGAGCGATCTCCTTGATATTCTCAGGAGATTCAACCACAATCAGTCCCCAATCACAGAGCAACTGAATGATTCTGTTACGACGCTGAACATCATTAACAGTAAGGTTAGCCTTCTTTCCATCGAGAGCAAACAGTTCTTTGAAGTGGACAATATAGTACTTGCCACGCTT